GTTGTGGGTGATGCGTTGAATGAGGCAGTAGCGCTCGAGCGTCGTCGGCAGCGATGCTCCGAGGCGGCGATCCATGATGATCTTGCAGCCAGAGCGCAGCTGACAGAGGCCAAAGAGCATGTCCCACTGAGTCAGCGGCGCTTTGATTGCAAGGTCAGTTTCTGCGCGAGGCAGAACTGTCAGCGATTCGACACGAAACTCGGGCGTCTTTGACAGTGCCAAGTCTTTGGTGGCTACCGTCAGAACGTCGGCGTCAGAGGTGCAGAGCAGATCAGAGCGCGAGACTTGGCGGTCGCCATAAAGAGAGCGAGAGGCTTCGTCAAGGATCGTCTGCGTTGCTCCACCGACAGCCGAGTAGGCGAAGATGTTCTTGGTCAGTGAGCCATCGTATGAGTACTCAATGTCGGAGTAGGCGAACTGCGCTGAGCTGCTTGCAGAATCTTTGATGGTGGTGAAGATGTTCTGCTCAAAGGTGTTTGCTGCTCGATTGCGTAGGGCGTAGATCCCGTCGAAGTAGCAGGCCCCATCGGGACCGAACCACAGAGCGCCACCTTGAGAGTCGGCGACAAGCTGCAGCTCGTTCATTGCGTTGCCGTCGAGTGTTGTCGCTTGCAGCGGGTTCGTGCCTTGCGACAGATACTGATCGCCATCGAAACCAACCGACGACAGAATGCGAGTGATGCGAGAGTTCGCATACTCGCCAGCGCCAGAGGCGGTCTGCGCGTACCTGGTGAAGTCGCCGATGCGACCTTCCACACCAATCAGCGAAACCTCAACTGTGGCGTCGCCGCCCATGTCGGGAAACTGTTCGTCCCAAGCCTGGACATAGCCGGTGAAGAGTGTGATGTCTTGGTTGCCAGTGTTGCCTCGGATGCGAGCAGGGCGCAAAGGGCCGATGCCTGAGTAGGCACCGACTCGATAAGGCGACGAGGTGTTCAGCGGTGAGAAGCGTCCGTCGGTGTTGTCCAGCGAGATCGTCGCCGTTGAGGTGTTGTACTTGTTGGTGTCACGACTGAAGCCGTGATCGGTCGACACGCCACGCACCCATTCGGTGACGTCGGTGTAGACAGGCGCGTTCGATGACCAGATTGCGTTGCCGTCATCCCAGCTAGCGGTATCCCAGAGGGTGCGCAGCGTGGGCGCATCTGAGGTGCCGATCTCGCCGACCGCTTCTGAGAAGTCAACCTCGACGAAGAGGGTCATCTGTGAGCCGCTGGCGTTTGCCCATCCTGTGACGCCCATCAGTTTCTCCAGGAGGTGCCGTTGGTTTTCTCGTAGCGCTTGATTGCGTTGACGACATCGGAGCCGTTAGAGCCAGGGGGCATGTTGATCGTGACGTTGATTGAGCCACCACCGCCGAGACCGTTGCCGCTGAACAGTGCCTTCTGCTGCTGAGGGTTCAGGATCATCTCGTTGTCATGCAGCACAGCGAGACCAGCGCCGCCGCCGATGCCGGTGTTGAAGATGCCACCCTCAGCAAAGCGTGGCAGCTTCGGTGCTTCGATCTTGTTACCGCCGATAATTGGCACCCAGCCAGGGACAGACCAAGACAACTTACCGACGGTGTTGTTCCATGCGTCTGAGATAAAGTTGAAGGCAGTCTTGAAAGGGCCGCTGATTGCGTCGGCGATGTTGGTGAACACTGTGCCGATGATGTCCTTGGCGGTTTGGAAGAATCCCCAAACAGTCTCAATGCCGGACTTGATTGCATTGAACGCTGTCTGAATGAATCCCCACGCAGACTGCACTGCCGAAACAATTCCCTCAAAGACTGTCTTCACGACATTGAACAGGAAGGTGTAGTACGGGATGAGGATCTTCGTGATGTAGAACACGATGATGTCCCAGATCGGCTTGATGATGTTCTCCCAGGCGAACGAGATCGCCGTCTGGATTCCTTGCCATACGGCATCGACCACGTTGCGAAATGTTTCAAAGTTCTTATAGGCGTAGATGACGCCGGCGATGAGTGCAGCGATCAAAACTGCGATGAGAATGAACGGTGCAGCAGCGGCGATCGTGGCGGCTGCGGCAGCAATCATCGAGACCGTGTAAGCGGCAAGCACCACGAGCATGATGCCGCCGATGATGCCGGCGACGATCTTCATGGTGTCGCCGTTCTCAGTCATCCAGGCAACAAGCTGCTCGATCTTCGGGGCGAGTTGATCCATAGCCTGACCGATTGCGTTAAAGACTTTGGTGGCGATTGGTTCGATGGCCAAGAACACACGGTTCTTGAGCATGGTGAGTTTCTCGGCGAAGTCTTGAGTGTCTCCGCTGGCACCGAGAATGGTGTCGCCGCCGCCTGCGATGGCTGCGGTCATGTCTTCGTAAGAAAGTTTGCCTTCACGAATGAGCGCTGCGAGTTTGGGGCCAGCCTTTGCGCCGAACACATCGAGCGCGACGCCTGCGCCGGCAACGTCGTCGGGTGCGCCCTTGATTGCGTTGAAGGTGTCGGTGAAGACGGTTGAGGCGTCTTTGCCTTGCTTGGCTGCGGTTGCCAGGGACTTAGACAGCGCTGGCATTACGTCGCCAGCGTCGACGCCAGCCTTGGCCAGTGTGGCGATGAAGCCTGCGGACTGGTCAAAGGAGAGACCAACTTCACGCAGAACTACGCCGGCTCCACTCATGGTGCCGGCAAGTTCCGAGACTGACACGCCTGAGGCTTGTGAGGCACGGAAGAGGAGATCGAGTTTGCCCGATTGGTCAGCGGCACCGACGCCGAAGTTGTTGAAGACGTCGGTGACTGCTGTGAGGTTGCCGCCGAGATCGGTGCCGGTCATGCGTGAGAGCTCGAGCACCTGGCTTGAGAGTGTCTGCAGTGGTGCGCCGGTGAGGCCGAGCTTCTGTGAGAAGACGGTGATGGCTTTGCCAGCATCGCCGAACGACGTAGGCACTGCGCCTGCGACCGCTTTCATGTCGGCTTGCAGTGCCTCGAGTGCGGGGCCGGTTGCGCCGGTGCCGATGCGAATGTTGTCGAAGGCTTCGTCGAATGAAGAACCGATCTCGAACAGTCCAAGACCCGCCGCTGCAATTCCAGCAGAAAGACCCAAGGCAACCTTGCCAGCGTTCTTTCCAAACGACGACATCTTTGCTTGCGTTTGGTCGGCAAACTTGTCCAGCTCTTTGGTGGCCGATTTGAGTCCGGCATCACTGAAGGTTGAGATGACGTTTAAGACGACAGCCATGGTTTTGTTCTTTCAGAGTTGAAAGTTATTTGACAAAGCGCTCGTAGCGCTTGACTGCCTCTGCGATGTTTCGATTCAATTCTCTTTCGCCGCCGGTAACGTCCCAAGCTCTCCAGATCAATCGAGATGGCCTACCAGTGTTTGCATTTATTGCGCTTATGAACGAGTCAGAGGCTAGAGAACCGTTTCCGGTTCCCTTCCCTGCAAGCTCGTAAATTGCACCTGCAGGGCTTGAGTTTTGAATTTTCCATGCTGAAGAAGTTGCATTTCCGCGTGCCCTTCTTCCACCTTGCCGAACAGAGATTCCTTTTACGACTTCGGATTTGTCCCATCCCTTGCGGGCTCCCCATCCATCATCGTTTTTTGGATTATCTGATTTCCGCCAATTAGTCATTGCTCGAGTTGGAACATAAGACTTTGCCAGTTTTGAAACTGGCGTAATCATTGCTCTGATCTCTTTGTCCATTTGCTTGCGGATTTCTGGAGATGCCTTTTTCAGTTTGTTTTTGAATTCGGCATACCCGTAAAGCGATGCGTCAAGATTCCATCCGGATTGCTCTGTTTTTGCGTAGACCTTTGATGAGCCTTCAAGTCTTGGCTTTCTAGCCACGCTGCACACCTACCTCTTTCGGGCTTGCTCTTTCAGCACAGCAACGATTGCCCAGAACAGGTCCGGTGGAGTGTCGAGCAGATCGTTGGGTGCGATGCTGGTGGCAACAGAGACCTGCGCCACCAGCATCGTCATGCTTTCTCTAAAGGGACGCGCGGCTCATCACCGGCTTCGATCGAGTCAATGTCATCAAGCCATTCGTCGAAAGGCTTGACCACTCGACCGGAAACGTGCGAACCCTTCCAGGCTGCCCAGCAGAGCGCTTCGTAGGAGGCGTCCTGGCCGAACAGTTGGGTCATCGGCTTTGCGAACTGACGCTCGGCAGCAACGATGACCTTGGGGGTGACGGGGATCTCATACGGCTCGCCCTGTGTAGGGACGACCCGAAGACGCATGAGAGCAGCCATGACTAGGCCGTCGCCTTGGCGATGGTGCCGTCGATTGGCCAGGTGATTGAGGCAGCGGCGAGTTCGCCGACCTGCGCATCGAGTGGCATCCATTCGGTGACAAGCGCCGAGAAGGTATACGCCGGGTTGGCGGTGCCAGTGGCGGTGCCGTTTGGCTTGACGACTACGGTGGCGGTGGAGCCGAGCAGCGGGTAAAGCGTGGTCTCGACTGACGCAGCTGCGAAGTCTTGGTTGAAGTCGATGGCAACCGAGTTGTCGGCGAGGCCAGCGACGCGACGCACGGCGGTGTTGCCGAATGTCGTGGTCTCAACTTCGGCGCGCGTTGTTGAGAGTGTCACCTTGGTGATGTGGCTTGAGAGGTCCACGCCGCCGATGGAGACGTTGGCATTAGTGATGACGATGGCCATGACGGCTTAGTCCTCCTGGGTAGGTGTTGCTGATTCGACCTTGGTGGTCTTGGACTTGGTGCTTGCGAGATGACCAGCACCGATGAGGTGCTCGATGTCGCAACCCTTGAGGTCGTCATCGCTGACGATCTCGCCGGGTTCGTGGCCCACTACGTTGAGTGGGCCGACGATCTTGTAGGTGTTCACGGGGACTCCTATGCGTGGACGGTGACGTTGAACTCGCAGGTCAGATACGAGGCATCACCAAGCGAAAGAGGGCGGACGGCAACCATGTCGCCGACCTTGAGCGTTGAGCAGTTACCGCCGAGCGTTTTGTCGCCTTCGATTGCTGCACGAACTGACTGGCTGCCGGCGTAACTCATCCAGCCGTCGAGATAACGCTGCGCTACTCGATCACCCATGCGACCGGCAACGAGGCTGATGGTAAACTCCCATTCGGAAAGGCCGCCAGCCATTGCGCGGTGATAGGTGACCGACTGCATTTGGATGACTGCCATCGGCGGGTTCACTTGCTCGGGCAGATGATCGGCAACTCGCAGCCCTGAGATGGTTGCGAGGCGAACGCCGAGTGCGGTCTGAAGTGATGAGGCGGTGCCAGCCATTAGGCGACGACCGGATTGCGATACGGGCGCAGCATGCGCTCGACATCGGGATCGATGGCGCGCACGGTGATGGCTCCGAGATCGCCGAAGCCGGCGACGCCGAGAAGTGAGTCGCCACGCTTGACGAGTCGACCAGCCAGGAGGATGCACGCCGAGGTAACTGGCGAAGGCACTGATGGCCATCCCCACTTGGCGGTGACCTGCAGGTAGGCAGGGGCGGCAGTGGTCAGGAAGTAGATGCCTATCGGGCGAATCATCGTGACTGGTGAGCCCTTGGCGAGACCGTTGACTGGCTCGAGCTGATACTGCGCAGCTGTGAGTGTTGTGGCGTAGGTGCCGTCTCCAGCCGAGTCGGTCTTGATGACCAGGCCGGTGGTGGTTGAGATGTCGTCAACCATGACGAGATCTTCGACCGGCGGAACATACAGCCGAGCGGTTGCGCTGGCGTCGGCGTAGAAGCGACGGTCGCAGTGTTGGTCGATGACTCGCGAGGCTTCGGTGATGCGTGCCTCAAGCATGGTGTCGTCGACAGAGTCGTTGATGCGCATCACGCTCTTGAGCTCAGCAAGCGTGCAGTAGCCGTTGGTGATGGCCATTAGATTCTCCAGACGCGGACATAACCGCGGACGATTTCGTTAGCGCCATGCTCGGCAAGAAACCAAGCAACCTCTGAGCCTTTGCCCTGGTCGTCTCGGTTGTCGTCGACTGCGACGATTGAGCCAGGGGCCAGCAGGTTGAGGGCTGCCATGAGTTCGCTGAGGTGATGAGCGGCGGCTGGCTGCGGGTTCTCAAAGTCGACATCGAAGGAGTCGAGGTAGAGAAAGTCGCAATGGCCGCTGAGTGTTGGGATCACATCGAGTGAGTCGCCGACGATTGCGGTCGTTGCTTGCAGTCCGAGTTCGGCGACAAGTTCGGCACCGAGTGGATTGATGTCGATGGTGGTGACGGTGCCGCCACGTTCGGTGGCGAGTTGGTCCCAGACGATCGTTGACTGGCCGTCGCCTTCCCAATTGTCAAGTTGTCTGACGGTGCCGGTCTCAACGATGCGACACTCCTGAGGCAGCAGCTCGGCGATGGTGGCGAATGCTTCGTGCCGTTTGCCGAGCCGGTCCCAGGCGATCACTTCGCCATCAGTTCGTCGATCTCGGCGAGCACTGGCAGCCAGTACTTGTCGAAGACGATCTTGTTGTCGTAGGTCTCAGCGTGTGCTCGAGCAGCAGCTTTGCGATCTGCGTCTCGGGCGGTGTCGTAGGCGTGCTCAAGTTCTTCAAGCACTGAATGCACCAGCGGTGTGGCGAACCATGACGACTGCATCGCGTCCCAGTAGGGCTGCACTGAGGCGAGGTAGCCGTGACCTTCGACAAGCTCAGGCTGAGCGGTGAAGTTAGAGACGATCGATTGCACGCCGCAGGCGGCAGCTTCGATGACTGGAACGCCGAACCCTTCGCCACGAGAGGCAGCAAGGTTGACATCCATTGCGCCCATAAGACCTGCCAGCACGAACGGCGGCAGACCTGCGTAGTAGGCCCACTGGTCAGTCCAGACGATGCGGTTCTCAGGGATACCGCAAGCGCCTGCGAGTTGCACAAGATCCACGCCGCCTTGTGCGCCACGTTTCTCGGTGTGCATGTAGACGTAGACATCGTCATGGCTGGCCATGAACTGGCCGAGCGCCAGCAGGTTCTCGCCCCATGCTTTGCGCATTGGTGCGATGCCTTTGTTGGCGGCGATCATTCCGACCACGAATGCGTCGTCGGGGATCTTGAGAAGTTGGCGACCTGTCGCACCGTCAACGGTTGCGCCTGGTCGGAAGACTTTGGTGTCGACGCCGTGTGGGATGTAGCGATGATCGACGCCGGCAGCCTCGAGCATTCGTGCGCCGTACTTCGCCATAGCGATCGGCAGCACATTGTCTCGGCGGCACCATTCGACAACGTCCGGCGGTGCGGGCGTGTGGTCAATTGGCACCCATGAGGCGATGACCTTGATGTCATCAAGCTTGGCGTTCTTGAAGCACCAGGTGTCGAAGAGTGTGATCAGAGCGGTGGGTCGACCAGTCTGTTCTTGCGAGTATTTGAGGTGAGCGTCGAGGACGTCTGCCGAGTAGGGGTGGAAGCCGGTCGGGAGGACTTCGATGCCTTCCCACTCGGTGATGAACCCTTGGGTGCCGTAGTTGTTGGAGAGGGTGATCGGTCTGCCGGTGGCTTTGATTTGGCTCGCGACTTGCGCGGTTTGGACGCCGTAGCCGGTGCCTGCTCCTGCGAAGTTTGAGTGCCAGCAGATTCCTGCACGAGTGTCGCCACTGACGCTTCGACTAGGTACTGCGCCAGGTATGGCGGCAGCTCGACCTCGCTGTTGCGTATGACGACCCACATGGCCGGTGCCTTTCTTCTTGCCCATGAGATGCTCCTAGCCCGTTTGCCGTGTGTGTTGTCTGGTTGGCCGGTGGTGGCTCGCACGGGCAACGAGCCACCACCAACCAGACAAAGCCCGTAAAAGGTGAGGCGTCCGATCAGGACGCGCCACCTCGGAAACACTTGACTGCGTTTTGATCGACGACCGCGCCGTCTCCACGCCAGGTGACGCGGAAGGTGATGAGGTCGTTCACGAAGCCAACGCTGTCGTCGCGTGCGAAGTCGATACCGCGCACCTGACGGACGTAGTAGCCAGAAGCCATGTCACCGAAGATGACCGACTTGGCGCTGGTGCCAGTGGCAACCACGTCTGGGTTTTCGTTGACGACGTAGCCGAGCAGGGTGTCCGGCTGACCAGCCTGGAAGGACGGCTGCCAGATGTAGCTTCCGTTTCCGTCCTTGATCTTGCGAACTGCAGCGACGGTGCTTGCTTGCATCTGGAACGATGCGCCACGACGGCGATACGAAGAGTTGACCGAGTAGACGAGGTCTACAAGGTTCTCGTACGTCGGAACGCCAGCAACGCCGGTTCCGCCAGTGACGCCGGTGCCGGCTCCATTGACGATGCCGTTCGGCTGAACGGTTCCGGTGCCGACGGTGAGACCAGCGTTGACCGCTGTGCCCATGCCGACTGCAGCCTGGCGGGCGACGAAGTCAAGCAGATTGGCTGGCCCGAGGCCAGCATCTTCTACAACCTCACGGCTGAGCTGGAACGTGGCGGCGTACTTGTACGCACCAAGGGTGACGAACGATGCGAACGTCGGATCGGATTCCGAGATTGCTGTGCCTTCACCGATGATTGCCGGTGAGGTGTACGTAGCGGTACGGGGGATCTGAAGATTCTCGCCACTGTTCGTGGTAAGGATCGTGACAACGTTGCCGTCGAGCATCGGGCCCTGGACGACCAAGTGTTCCACGAGCGTGTCGTAGAACGAGGTCGGCACTGGTGCGCCGGTGCTGGACTTGGTGACATCACGCTGTTCAAACGAGAACGAACGACGGTCGCCGAGGGCGATTTCACGAATAATGTCGGCATCGGTCTTCTCGGCAGGAGCAACGGCACGGGTGCCGAAGTCAGCCGGGATACCGAGAGCGGCGCGTGATTCGTCGATTGCACGCTCGCGTGCTTCGATGTCGATGATGTTCTTGCGACGTGCATCGAATGCGTCGATGTCGTCGTTCATGCGGGTGAACTGCTCAGCCTCTTCGGCTGAGAGGTCACGGTTCTCGGACGCTGCGTGATCGAGAAGAGCCTTTGCTTCTTCCCAGGTACGCGCGCGCTGTTCCGAGAGGCGATTGACGAGTTCGTCAGTCATTGGTGCCTCCTGGGCGGTTGGGTTTGGTTAGTGAATGCAGGTGGTGGTCAATCGGTGGTTGCGCATGGGGGGCGCTCCGGGCGATGGCTCCGAGCTGCAGATTCGATGCTCAGCGCTTGGCGTTGAGCTCGAGCATGCGACGAGCAAGATCGACTGGCAGACCGTCTTCGGTTGCGTCAACTGGCTCGGCGATTTCTTCGGTGCTGCGAACTTGCGCACCTTCTGTGGCGGGGTAGGCGGGGAAGCCAGTCACCACTGAGACTTCGTGCAGGATGACTTCGCGCAGTTCACGCGAGGTGCCATCTTCTGACCATGAGTCGCCGCCACGAGGCACTGAGAAGCCGAAGCTCATTGAGTGCACGTCGCCGCGCTGCATGAGGATTGAGAGGTCGCGACCGTAGGTGGTGTCGGGCAGATCGGCTTCGACGTACAGACCACGCTCATCTTCGCTGAGCGACAACGTCGCCGAGCGTGTGCTTGCCAGCACCTGGTCGGTGTTGTGATTCAAGAACATGCGCTTCTCGCTGTCTGATTTCAGCGAGCGACGAAACGCACCAGGGGCGATGGTCTCAATGAAGGGCAGCGGCTCCGATGGGGAGTTAAACACTGCGGCATAACCAGCGAACCGCATCGGCATCTCGGTGTCGGCTTCAACAGCACGCAGCTGCAGGCCGTCGACCTCAACGGTGCGGAACTCGACATCGCGACCGCCGATGCGGCGGTTCTCGATCTCTACGGCGGTGTAACGAACAGGGGTTTGTTCGGGCATGGTTTCATCCAGTTGCTCGGAGACAGGCCCCTGCGCCGTGTCTTGGTTCAGCTCTTCGGTCATTGCGATCTCCATGGTTCGATCGGCAGAGTCAGCGACTAGGCGCATGATCTCTGTTGCTCGACTCCAGCCGGCGTCGCCACCCCATAGGGCCCAGGCGATTCGACCGTTGCTGGGATAGCCGTCCTGGTCGGGTGACCAGCCTTCGCCTTGCTTGTCGATTTCGTGGCGATCGAAGTACGCCTTGATGCGTCGCCATGTGTCGATCGGTAGGTCTTTGCGGTTGACGATGTCACGAGCTCGAGCGATGCCGATGGCGGTGCCACCTCGCCCGTATTCGGTGCGCCAGTCCAGACCACGTTGCGCTTCGTCGACCATGCCGTCGGTCGGCTGATAAGAATCTTCAGCCATTAGCGAATGGGTGGCTCAGCGTCGACACCGACAGGCGGCGGTTCTTGGCCGGTGCCTGCGACGATTGCGCCTGGCAGCACCATGACGAACTCGTCGCCGCCTTCGTAGGGCTCTTGGCCTTCACGCTCACGCGCTTCGTTGGGCGTCATGATGCCCGACATGATTGCGCTCTGATAGGCACGGATTCGTTCGGTGGTATTGGCACGAAGGAACGCTGAGGTGTCGAACTTGATCTCGCGCGGTGCAACCATCAGACCGCTCAGCGCGCGCTCGATGCGCACAAGCCACGGCAGCAACGTGTAGGTGACGAAGTGCATGCCAGCGGATTCGTTGTTCTGGTAGGTCTGTGAGTCGCCGCGTGCGCCGATCATGTAGTTCGGAACTCGAAAGATGCGCGCGATGTCGTTGATCGTCTGCTCACGAGATTCGGCGAGTTCCATGTCCTGGGCCGAGGCTGTGATTGGCTTCCACTTCATGCCGTTGGTGAGAACGGCTGGGCGACGCTTGCGGCGGTGTGAGGTTTCCCACGTTGCCTGCAGAACCTTCGCCTGGTCGGTGGTCATGTCGCCGTCGACCTCGAGCACCGACGAAGGCGTTGCGCCTTCGGAGTACCACTGATTGACGAAGCGTGCCTGGGCAAGTGCGAGGCCAATGGTGTTGCGCTGCATCTCAATCGGTGACAGACCTACCGCAGATTGTGGCGGTGTCCACCAGCGCAAGTGCAGCATGTTGTTCAGATCGATGACGATGCCGTTCGTCGTGTAGTACCGCTGGCGGTTGACGATGTTCACCTGCACGTTCGTCGGGTGCAGCGGTGTCAGCGTCAGCGGTGCGTTCGTGTTCACGTCTCGGTCGACGAAGATGTACGCATTGCCGTGCAAGGCAAGCGAGGTCACGATCATGTGAATGAGTTCGTACTGCGTGTGCTCGGTAGAGCTGTCGATCCACTTAGGCAGCGGCACTGGCTCGGTGCGGTCGCCAACGTGGCGGATGCCACGCATGGGCAGCGATGCGACAGAGTCGGCGATCAGCGACACACACGCCATGAGGGCAGTGACCTCGAGAGCGGTAGATTCGGTGATCGATTCGCCTGACCAGTTCGTCGTCGGCAGCCAGACAGAGGTGCGCACGGGGTCAGGGTTGAGCGCGCGTTTTGCAAAGAGACTCATCGGTTAGCCACCAGGAATGAAGCGCAGATCGCCAGCACGCCGGCGGCGATCAATGCGGCAGGGATTGAAAGCATCGCGACACCAGCCACGATGAGTGCAGCGCCGATGAGCTCGACGATGGTGGTGAGTAGGTCACTCATCAGTCATGCTCCAAGGGTCGACGATCTGCGGGGTTCCCTGCGGACGCAGCTCGGGCGCGATGTGCGCCTGCAGTGCAAGAGTTGCGGCGACAAGTGGTGATACGTCGACGCTGTTGTCGCGTCGATGCCATGCCCACGCATCGCCGAGGTTTCGTTTCTTTGATCCAGCGACCGCAGCGTTCAGGGGCACCTGGTCGATGTGGCGCAAGCGCCCTTGCGTTGCGAGGTCGTAGAACTTGCCACAGCCAGCAACCATCTGACGTGTGCCAACTTCAACGATCTGCAAGCCCATGTTGCGAAGATCAGAGACCAGCGAGTTCGCACCAGATACCGGGTCGATCACGATGGTTCGATAGGTGCGCACACGATCTTCA